CATGGATGAGGTGGCTGCTTGCTTCCTCGCTGGTTGGACAGCCAACACTCCTGTGCTGAATGGTGGGATAGTTCCGCCAATCGATTGGCCAGATGTTCCTGTACTTCAGACCCACTTAGATGCGGGAAATGCTCCATGGGCCCGCTTCAATATGCGGCATACTCGTGGTGCACAAACCAGCCTAGGTGGCCCCGCAGGAAGCAAGTACACCAGGAGTGGTGTTATAATCGTCCAGGTGTTCACCCCGGTCGGTAAGCAAGGGCTCGTCGTTGGTCTCGCTCTTGGCAAGGTCATCCGCAATGCCTTCGAGGCCAAACAGAGCACTGGGTACGTGTACCTAAGGCATGTTGCGGTTAAAGAGGTGGGCCGTAGCGGTCCGTGGATGCAGGTAAATGTGTCTGCAGACTTTGTCTACTACGTAAACCAATAGGAGACCCCCCGTGGGCGCGAGCACCAATACTGTCGACTCCAACATTTCCGGCCTCGCGTTCGCTCAGGAGACTCTGGGTAGCCCAGGCGTTCTCTCGACGGGCCCGTGGTTTGGCCTTGACCCCAATTCGTACAAAGATTTCGGCGCTGCGGTCAAGATGACCAAGCGTGAGACGATCAATGCGGCTCGCCAAATGCGCAAGTCCATTGTATCAGGTATCGATGTGAAGCCGGGCTTCCAACTCGATATGCTGAGTTCCAACATGTACGCCATTCTGCAGGGCTTCATGTTCGCGGCTTGGCGTGAAAAGCCGACCTTCAGCAATGGTCCTGGGTCGGTCAATCCAGCTGTCAGCTCTGTGTCTTCCACTCAGTATACCGTGGCCTCCCTCGGCGCCGGCGTTCTTACGACCCACATCATCTTTGCCCAAGGCTTCGGCGTTGCGGGCAACAATGGTCTAAAGTTCCCGTCGGCCAGCTCGGCCACTACCATTACGGCAAGTGGCCTGGCCACTGAAGCCTCGCCTCCGACCACGGCGCGCATCAATGTGGTTGGTTTCCAAGGCGCCTCGGCGGACCTGGCCTTGACCGTGTCCGGTGGCATTCCCACTCTGGGCTCGACGGTTCTTGACCTTACGACCATGGGCATGATCCCCGGTGAGTGGGTTTGGATCGGTGGTGATACCACTGGCACCAAGTTTGCCACAGCGGCCAGCAACGGCTTCTACCGTGTCACGTCCATCGCGACTCATGCGATCGTCTTCGACCGCTTTCCAATTGGCATGGCAGCGGATACGGGTACTGGCGTCACCCTTCAGGTGTTCTTCGGCCAGGTGATCAAGAACGAGGCCCTTCCGGCCAACCAAAAGTTCTACACCTACTCGATCGAGCGCCAGCTGAACGCAACCAATGTTGAAACGATGCTCGGTTGCGGTGGCAACAAGCTCGACTTCAATATCAAGATGAATGACAAGGTCACTGTCGAACTGGACTTCATGGGCCTCACGACTGCTGAGACCACGTCGGCCAATGCCGGAACGCGTGTGGGCATTAACCTCGCCGAGACGGTCTACAGCACCGCCACCGACTTCCCGCGTCTACGCATCATCGATGACACCTCGGGTGTTGATCTGGCCACGTATGTCACTGACATCAAGTTGGCCATCGACAACAAGATCTCCATCGACAATGCCATCCGCAACCAGCTGGGCGGCATCGACCTGACTGCCGGTGACTTCATGGTCTCGGCCTCTGTCGAGGTCTACTTCTCCAGCTTCGCCGCAGTCACGGCGATCAAGGCCAATGACAATGTGGGTCTTGACTTTGCGATGGTGCGGAATGTCGGCACCTCGGCCGTCGGCTGGCTCCTGGACGTTCCCTACCTCACGGTGGGCGATGCGAAGGCCAAGGTCGAAAAAGACAAGCCAGTCAAACTGCCGCTGACCACGGAAGCCTCGGCTCACCCGGTCTACAACCACACCATGCTGGCCGTAAAGTTCAACTACCTGCCTCAGGCGGCGCTCTAGGGAAAACGGGGCCCGCGCTTAAACGGGCTACAAACGGTGGGCTAATTACCTGCATTAACGTTTGGATAAGTCGGCATTTGCAAGCAGTCACCCGGATGGGCCAGTTCATTTCTGAACTGGCCCATTTTCCGTATTACTGGGTCACGCCTAGTTCTGTGCATGCCATACAGTGTCTACCAATTCAC